AACCGTAAAATCTGAGTTCCCTTATAGGCAGTTTCAGGAAAATGTTGGCAGCTTTTTTCCGAAAAACGAAAACCCCTAGGGCAAGCTGAGAAGTTCTTTACGGTACTGTGTAAAGCTCTTACGCTGCTCTTTCGATACCGTAAATACGGATTACCTTTTGTTTTCATACACCTACAAGTACTTCCTCAGGAGTATTTACGCCATTTACGAAAATTCGTCCTAACACGAGTTTTTTTTTCAAAAATTATTTTTCCAGAATCCTCTATAAGGGAAAGTTCCAAGGTCCCCGGACCACCACACCAAGCACCAACAAAACAAGGCCAAACACCCCCATTGACACCCCCACTTGTTCATAGTAAACAACCACCACGACTTCGCATTTAGCACAAAGGACCGAGGCCCATGAACCTCTCTATCTCAGTCAAAGCAGGCATCGTCAGCAAGATCATGCACGACGTTCCCAAGGTGAACTACGCAGCCCTCGTCCAAGAGCACGTCCAGAAGGTTGCCTTGGAGCTCATGCCTGCCCCGGCCCGTGCCTTGTACGAGGACGCAGCCCTTCGCCCTTTCCTGAACGGCAAGGTTGGCCTCTACATTTCCGGCAACAACGACCTTGGCCACGTGGGCGGCATCTACTGGCGCGCCCCCAACGACCGCTCCATGCTTTATCTGTCCAAGTTTTCCCGGAACGGGGACATGGACGAGATGACGGCGAAGCTTCTGGAGGCTGTCCATGGCCCCATCGAGTTACTTGTCGGGCTTGCTGACAAGCAGCACCGCGCCCGTCAAAGCATGGAGAACAAGCTCCGCGAGATGCTTACCCCTGTCCGCACGTTGAAGCAGGCCAAAGTCGTGCTCGAACCGCAGCTTCACCACTACCTGCCCGAGGACATCTACGCCATGCGCAACCGCGCGGCATCTGCTGGCACTGCGCTTGTCCTGCATGTCGTCTCCGACTTGTCTGCCATGGGCTGGCCCAAGGACCAAGCTCCGGCGGAGGTGCTCTGATGGCCAAGTGGGCAGAACCTACCGCATGGAACTTCAACATGGACCAAGCACCGAGGGGCGAGGAGCGCGAGGTTACGCGCGTGGTTGGCAACCGGAAGGAGGAGAGCGTCTGGACCGAGCACGTCCCGGTTCAGATCATCGCCGCAGGATCGTGCGGCGTGGTCACTCTTAGCCGCTGGCTGCCGGGGGAGGGGCGCTGGAACATGTTCACCAAGACTTCCCCGCCCGTGGCGTGGATGCCTTGGCCTACGCATCCGGGTGCCCAATGACCAAGGTCCGCGAGCCCACATCCATCATCGAGATGGCCGAGCGCGTCCGCCTTGCGTACCGCCACATCTTTGACCGGGCCGGGTCTTATCCAGAGGACGCCTTCCTGACGGCTGGGGGCATCCTTGAGTTGCTCCCGGACTGCGACTTCTACGAGATCAACGAGGGCGTGGCGAAGGCAGCAGACGGGATGTTCGAGAGCCTCTTTGCTGGCCACTCCACGGACAGCATCACGCTGGACAAGGATTGCCGCCTGCCCTCGAAGGTCTGCGCCTTCTGGGCACCGGGCACGAACATCCAGTTCGCTGGGCGGGAGGAGGAGCTCCCGTTCATGTACTTTGCCCAAGAGGAACCTGACGGGGTTTTCGTGTACCTTGTCTCGCCCTACTTCGGGGGCCTCCTGCAGGGCGGGTACAAGCTCGAGGTGGAGGGAGGCCTTGTTGGCCCCGAGGACGGGACGGAAGACGACAAGACCACTCGTGCCACCCACGTCCTGACGGTCGCGGCCATGTGCTCGCTGCTCAACCAGCCCGGGTTCACGCAGAGTGGCTCCGTAGGGTCGAGGCAAGAGCGCCGGGCGGCTATCCGCTCCGGGGGGTACGCCACTGACGCATGGCACAAGGTCACATGGAACATAGGCGAGGCTGTCAAGGCCAAGCTCCAGAGCGACGACCCTGTGCGCTGCATGCCCCTGCACTACACGCGGGGCCACTGGCGCAAGGCCCAAGAAGGCTGGATCAATACCAGCCAGCGCAAGGACGGCCACTGGTATCAGTGGATCGAGGGCTTCTGGTCGGGGCACCCGGCCTTTGGCGTCAAGAAATCGTATCACGCACCTAGGATGGGAAAGTCATCATGACCGACGCAACACTCACCCCGGAAGTCTACGGCGACTTCGGCCTGTACCTTGAGGCTGCCAACATCAAGGCCCGCCTGCGGATCATGCGCAGCGACCTGAGCGACTGCACCAACCCAAAGGTGCTGGCCAAGTACCCGCATCTGGGGGACCCCGCCTACGCCGAGCAGCTGCGGGCGGCAATCAAGAAGCTGGAGGGTATGCAATGACCAACAAGGAATGCCCCGAGTGCAAGGGCTGGGGCTACACTGAGTACGACCGGGACGTGCCTTGCTCGAGCGGGCGCGGCTACGTCGAGGAGTACGTGGCCGACTGCGAGAACTGCGGGGGCAGTGGGAGCATCGAGTACACGGAAGAGGACGAGGACGACGAGTACATGCAGTATGATCCTCCCAGCGCCACGACCATCGCCATGTACCTGATTCTCGTGGCCACCGGTGCGTTCACCGTCCTCGCCATCTTTGCCAAGGAGCTCCTGTCATGAACGCCTCCCTTCGCAAGTACATCGCCGCGCCGTACTTCAGCCGCTTCGAGACCACCGGCGTGAGCATGGCTGTGGGGGTGGTTACTCTCGCGCCGTCCCTCTTTGGTGCGGCCTTAGCCTTGGCTGTCCTGATCGTGATGGCCCTGATCGTCGCGGCAACCAAAACCCTGTGGGGGAACGAATGAAGCTCACCCGACGCCTCTTCCTCAGCCTCGCAGGGGCTGCGCTAGTCGTCCGCCCCAGCGCAGCCCCTGCCAAGGCTGCCGCCATGCCCGCCGCAGTGGTGGGCCCGGTGCCGTCGCCTACGGGCATGTGGCAGGACATGGCCCGGCAGATACCGGCACTCAAGACGGGTGATCCGGTGGCCTATGTCACGGGTCGGTTCATGATGGATGGCGTGGATACCCCGATGATCCAGCCTGACCCTGATCGTCGCCCGACGTTGGGAGTTCTCTGGCAGGGGCAGCACTACATCGAGTTCAACGGGCGGGAGCAGCAACTTGAGAAGGGCTCCATGCCCACCCAGTACGTGCCGCCGCGCCCCGCCTTCGAGGTCCGCGCATCCTCCAGCACCAGCGCGCAGGCTTTGGCTACGACTGAACAAGAAATGATGAAGAGGTGGATAAAATGACTGACGCGAAAGACGACGGAGGCCCGGCGTTCCCGTACCCAAGCACCGAGTTCCACGCGGGCCATGCTGGCATGACCCTGCGCGATTGGTTCGCGGGGCAGGCGTTGGCAGGGCTTGCCCCATGCTTTGAGGAATACGGCGATGTTGCTGGTCACGCATATCGGCTTGCCGACGCCATGCTGGAGGCACGCCTATGAAATACTTTCTCCTGTTCCTGCCCTTGGCCGCCTGTGGCACGCACGTCGAGCCCTGCCTCACCTTCCCCTTGCCTGTTACGTGCGAAACGAGCAGCGGTGGCGGCCTTCCTTTGCTTTCGGGCATCACCCCTACCCCGAAGCCGGACCCCGGCCCAGCGCCCGCTCCTGAGCCGCCTGCGCCCGGTCCGAAACCAGATCCGGACCCCAAGCCTGACCACGGCGACGACGACCATGAAGACCACGACGACCATTACACCGGCCCAGACCTTGACGAGGACTATGACGATGACAGGGACCATGACGACGATGGACGAGACCATGAAGAAGACCGAGACGATGACAAGGGCAATCACGGCAAACATGGCAGGCACGACGATGACTGAGGCCGAATTTAGGAGCGTTATGAAAATCCGGTGGCAACTGTCGACCGTAACGCGGATCACAACACCGGAAGGGCTGACACATGAGTGATGATCTAGTGAAGCGGCTGTTGGATATTGCAAGCCCTTTGGCCGACGAAGCTGCTGGGACCATTCACCGGCTGACGGCAGACAACGCGCGGCTGCGGCAGGCGCTGACAGGCATCAAGCGGGCAGCGGCGCACAGGATGCAAGACGACAAAAAAGACTTGCACAGCTACTACTTCCACACCGCCGACGCCGCCCTCAACACCGGAAAGTAGGTGATCCATGAGTGACCGCAAATGGTATCGCTGGCCGCAGGGTTATAAGTCCGGGTTTGTCCCTTGGTATGTGGCCCTTCGTCGTCTGGTGTTCTGGCCCTTGCTGTTCACGGGACGCTGTATTTGTTTCGCTGCGGCTTTGGGTGGTCATGGGTTGGCAGAAGCTAAAGAGGAATGGTGGAAATGAATAAAGCCCCAGAACGCATTTGGATTGAAGACGAGTTCGGTGAGGGTGATGAGGACCAGTGGACATATGGCACATGGGATGCGCAAAACTACCCCGGATATGATGTCGAATACGTCCGAGCAGACACAGTGCAAGCGCAGATCGACGCGGCTGTGACTGCGGAACGGGAGCGGTGGGAAGCAATGTCCCAGATCAACTTTGCCAATCAATCAACCGCCCGGTCTATTCGCAGCATTGACGCCCTGATCCGCAAGGGGGACCAGCCATGAGTGACGATCTGCTGGAGCGGCTGGACAACGCACGCACAGTTACTGGAGACACGCCTCTGGACGCCCTGTGGGCCGATGCCGCCCAACGGATCAGGTCTCTGGAAGCAAAAATCAGGTACTACGAGAGGAGGGAAAATTGGCGCGCAAGAGAGACGAACTGACGGTAATCGGTCGGGCCGCGAAGTATCACAGGGATGGCTTGGACCGCCATATGATAGCTGAGCGCATGAACGTGACGGTCGGTACAGTCAATGGATATCTTTCCAGAGCGCGCTATCGTAGCCTAGTAAATACAACCAAGAGGGAGGAGGAGACAATGCAGAAAGCTATCTACGCATATGAGGATAAGCCTTTGAAAGATAAGGAACTTCGCGAGATACAGGAACGTATACTGTCGGCAGCGCCGGGCACAAACGTGGTATATTACGAGCATCCCATCGGGTGGTCGAAGGTGCCGCAAAACCTGCGGGAGATGATCACGTCCATGGCAAACAGCGGACTGATCGTGCAACTGCTGAAACGAAATGATCAGGGAACTTTCTCCATGATCGCACAGAGGACGAAGAGAAAATGAAACTTGAAGCAGCGCTGGCGCTGAGCCTGATCGAAGAGATGTCCAAGCTGAAGATGTCCCCCGCAGAGATCGTGGGACGGGCCATGGAGATCGCTGAGCGGGCCGTCGAAGAGATGACCGCCCTTGGCTGGATGGACGACGAGGAATGAAGCTCCGTGTCATCCAGTACTACGGGGTGCACCCCAAGACCGGTGAGACGGTTGACGTGAGGTATAACCTGCAGCAGTTCGATGGGGAGCGGTGGGTGGACATTCCCGTGGTCTACGAGGAGGTCAAGATCGAAAGCGATGACGCATGAGGACGTGAGGCGGGCGCGGGCGTATCTGGGGCTGTCTGTGCGGCAGATGGCGGTGTTCCTGAAGACGGACCCGCAGAGCGTCAGGCGGCTGGAACTGAACCCGCAGTACTCGACGTCGCGAAGGCCAAGCCCAAGGCTGCAGCTGGAGCTTCAGGAAGTGCTGGACCGGTATGAGTGATCAGGGGGGCTTCGGCCCCTTTCTTCATTTTGGGGTGCTTAGCACGGGTCGATAGTTAGTGGATATTCACCTAAGTCATTGAAGCGGAACGATAATTTCGAGTAGAAAAGTAGATAGGTAGATAGTCGAATAGAGACAGAAATAGATAGACAGAATAGTTCAAAATAGGGAGAGACATCTGGACACAAACATCAATGAAATAAGGGATATATATATGTATATA